CGGCGCTGGTAGGTGCGGATAGGTTTATGTTGTGGGACTCGGTGACGAGTCAGTTGCGGTATGTGTTGGCGAGCGCGGTATCTGCGTTTCCTAGGGGACATTTGCAAGGTTTGAAGATAAGTAATAGTGCTGGTGATATTGTTAATGATATCAGTATCGCACCTGGGGAGTGTCGGGACTCTACCAATTCTGCTGATATCGTATTGTCGACCTCGATTACCAAGCAGTATGATGCCGCCTGGGCGGTTGGAACGAATCAGGGTGGAAGGGATACTGGCGCTTTAGCTGATAGTTTAGGCATTCATGTGTTTGTCATTAAGCGGGCGGATACTGGGGTGGTGGACGCGCTGTTCTCGAATTCGGCAACTGCGCCGACATTGCCCACGAACTATACGCATTTCCGGCGAGTAGGGTCGCTTAGACGAGCTAGTGGGGCGCTTTGGGTCTTCTTTCAAAATGGTGATGAGTTCCTGCACAACGTGCCATTTGACAATAGTGGCGGCGGTCTTGGTACGACTGCGCTAATTTATACCTTGTCAGTCCCGCAAGGTATTATTGTTAACGCGCTGACCACATTTTGGGCCTTTAAGTCTGGGGCGTCGGTCTATGTATATTCAAGTTCAATGGAGCAGGCAGACGTCGCGGCGACAGCACCGGGACCATTTACCCTTATATCTGGGTCGGCGGCTGCCTCTTTCTTTGGTTGCGAAATTTCTATCCGGACCGATAATGCAGGTTCGGTTAGAGTGCGCTCTAATACCGCCGCAACAGGGACTCTATTCAGTACGAGGGGGTGGATTGACCGGCGAGGAAGGGACGATTAAATCTGGAGGACAACCGAATCTTTGAGTGATGATGTTAAAGTTCCAACGATTGTTGACGTTACTGCTGATGACCAGTGGCAGAGGGTGCATTTGTACAATCAGGAAAGGATGATTAGTCAGGGCGATTCGATTGAGGAGAGTTTGAAGGGGTTGTTGGAGACGCAGAAGAATATGGCCGAGTTTGCGATGAAGTTGCACGAGAATATGGATGTGTTGGATGAGACGCTGAAGCAGTCGAGTAAGGCGATGAGTGGGTTTGTGACGCAGATTGTTAAGGTGCCGATTGTGATTGTGTTGATTGGGATGGCGAGCTGGGCGTTTTATATTGGAAGGCTGAGTGAGAGGGGTTGGATATTGATATTGGCGGTGGCGGCGTTTCCGTACTTGGGCGACGGGATAACGGCGATTTTTAAGATTATACGGGGGCAAAATGGCAAGACGTGAGTAAGGTGCTGTTGAAAATTGGTGGGGTGCCGGTCTATCAGGACGAGGATGGAAGCGTGCATTGGGTCGGGGAGATGACGATTGACGCGGATGGGTGCCCACATGCGTACGGACCTGAGGGGACGAAGCCGCTGGACTATTTGGCGAACGCGGGGTATCCGGGAAATTGGTGGGGGATCGTGACCGATGCCGAAGGCATCCCTTACGTGCAACGCACGGGTGACGGTAAGGATAGAGCGCCGTGGCCGGGATATTATCTTTCAACGACAGCGTATTTGGTGAGCGGGTTCGATAAGTATGATGCGAGGAGATATGTTGATAGCGAGAATGTGTGCTTTGCGGTGGTGCCGGGGAATGTGAGAACGGCAATCCCGCCAAAGTTTATGGGATGCAAGACGGTGATAACGGATAAAAACACTGGACATTCTTTAGAATGCTCGTGTTGTGACGTGGGGCCGAGCAGTCATCTTGGCGAAGCCAGTATGGCAGCGGCTGAGTATTTTAACTTGAGTCCGAGCCCAAAGACGGGCGGATCGGGTGATACGACTCGGTGGCATTACAGAATGTGGCCTGGGGTTAGATCGAGAGACTATCCACTACAATGACGAGGTTATTTTTAGCGGCTACTTACTTGTTTATGCTGAACCGGTTTGGTGGGATTGAGGTGAAGGGGGACGACGAAGTCGGCCAGGTGCGGATGTTTCAGGAGAGCAAAGAGGGCGAGAAGTTTGTGTCGATGGTGGCGCTGAAGAATTGGGTGACGGCTGATGGGTCGCTGTTTGAGATTAAGGAGTTGGCTATGCCAGTGGTGAATGATTTGAATAGACACATTAACTCTGGCAGCTACCGACTGCGGATTGTGGGTGCGAGTCCGGCGTTGCAGGCGCGGTTGCCGATGCTGGCGGACTTTGCGAGGACGGACGAGCAGTTTACCTACTATGGGGAGAAAACAGAGTGATGGCTAAGCCGATTGCGAGGTATAGGAGAAGGGCGTTGCAGTTCGATGGTGCGAACGCGGCGGACGTGATCGCGTTTGTTGGAGGTGGGGATTATGCGAAGGTGGTGGGAGAGGATGTGATACGGGTGTTGATTCCGAAGAGGGGCGGGCCGTTTAATGTGGTTAGTGATGGGGAGTTTAACATAGTCTTCGAAGAAGACACGGGTGGACCCGGGGAGGTGGAACCGTTGTGAGTGAACTGCCTGTGGATACTCGCCGCGAGTGTAACGCTGGCGTGGGACCCGAGTCCCGATGCGGCGCTGTATCGGCTGTATGTAGGAATACAAAGTATCGTTGGTGGCAATCCGCCTTTAGTGGGATATACGGTACCCGTGGAGAAGAATGTGTGGACAGTGGATGGGTTAGACTATCGAACGGAATACTTTTTTGTAGTGACGGCTGTGAATTTTGATGGATTGGAGAGTGGATATTCTAACGAGGTAAGTTATGAACCAAGGCATGGAAACAAGTAGCGGAGGAAATAAACCAAGTGAGGAGAGGTCTTCGGATATACAGGAGAAAGAAGCTAGTGTGAAGATTAGGGGTCCGAAGACAGCGAAAGATAAACCAAAAGAGGCTCCTGTTAAGAAGCCTTAGAAAGGACGATTAGTTATGTGCAATGTGTATAAGCAGAAGGTGCCGACGACTGAAGGATATCAGTTCGATGGTGCGAACGGTGAGGAAATAATTGAGTGGTTGGGAGGACCGGATTATGGGGTGGTTTCGGGCGACAAACTCGTTTTGAGCCTGCAAGGAAAAGATCCGAGGAGTGTGAAGGTTACGGTTAATCGGGGGCAGTTTGTGGTGACCAGCAAGAAGGCGGGGACTAGTGTGGTCAATGAAGGTGAGTTTGTTGGGGCGTTTTCGAATGAGGACGGGAGCGATATTGTGTCGTTGCCGCCGCCAGAGCCAGAGCCACCGGTTGCGGAGGATGAGTTGGTGTATCAGCCAGGGTTCAAGCCGTTAACGGAGGAGGATAAGAAGGCGTTGGCAGAGGCGCACGCGAAGGCTGAGGCGAAACGTGCCGCTGACAAAAAGAAAGTGGTAGCTGACAAGAAGCCCGAGCACGTAGTTGAACATCATCGGTGAGTAACGTTGAGACCATAGCGAAGTTGAACGAGCTTCGCGCGGACAGGGAAAAATTACGCCGTGCGAAGCTGTTGAGGCAGAGTCATGGACTCGATTTCTATAGGCCACATTGGAAGCAGGACAAGTTTCATGCCGCTGGCCATAAGACTGGCAGATACGCTAGAACGGGAAATAGAGGCGGAAAGACGAAATGTGGGGCTGCGGAAGATGTGGCGTGGCTTATTGGTGGACGAACGTGGTATCGCAATTCATTCGACGTATTTGACGGAGAATGGAATGTTGTGCGACATCACGTTGGGAGTCAAAATCACGAGCTGGTGACGAAGGGGATTCCAGGTCATCCGGTGAAGGGGTTGTTGGTTGTCAATGATTGGGACAAGGCGACTGAGATATTTACGAATAGGGCTGGCTCGTACGAGAACTGGGGCGAACTGTTTAAGTTGATCCCTACGGATGCGTTGGGTAGGCCCCATGTGAGTAGGGGGGGCCACATTGACCAGATCCCGGTGAAGAGGCTGACAGAATTCGGAGGTGGAGAGAGCGTATTGTATGTCGATACAGTGGAAAGCTATAAACATGCCAATATGTCCGCTGAGTCGAGTTATTGGGACTTTTTCCATCTTGACGAACCGTGTCCCCGACCCATGTTTGTAGCGCACAAGCGTGGGTTGGTGGACCGG